GCTACAATGCTATTTGAACAAAGATTAATAGCTGCTTTAGAAAGCACAGAGCCTACAATTAAATATATTCTTGCAGATAGGAATGGTGTTGAGCCAGCAGCTCCTTATTGTTTGGTAAGTATTCTAAATAAGACAAAAATTGGAAAGGCTAGTAAAAATATTACTACAAAAACTAAAACACAAACAACAAATCAAACTGTACAGGTTATTTATCGACTAACATTGCATGCTTTAGGAACTGATCCTATTCAAGATACTTTTGAAACACTTCATGAAGGGATTGAAAGTGAAGATGCAATTTTTAAATTCTATGAGCAAGGTCTTGGTGTAAATTTTGTATCTGACCTTAACTACACCTCCGCACCAGTCGATGCAGTCATATATAAACGAGCAACATTTGACATCACAGTATTATCAAATAGAATTGAAGATTTCTATGCTGATGAGATTACCGATGTTTCTGTTACAGGCGCTCTAACTGATGCTAATAATACAATAGAAACAATCGAGGTTAATGTCAATTATGGCTGAAATTAATATTGCAGACTTACCTATCATCCCAAGCACTGAATTTACAAATAACGATAGTTTTGTCATTATTAATGACGGTAAAGCACAGTTACTTCCAAGAGATACTTTTCAATTTTGGATGGTAGAGAATGTTCAAGGGGAAAAGGGAGATCAGGGAATTCAAGGCCCAGCAGGTCAAAATGGAGCTAATGGTACAAACGGAATTTCTGCCACACACTCTTGGAATGGTACAACACTTACGATTACTTCTGGCTCAGGAACATCCTCAGCAAACTTAAAAGGCGCTGCTGGTACTAACGGAACAAATGGAACGAACGGTACTAACGGTTGGAGTGCTATTTACGCATTGGTAGACAATGGAAGTGGCGGTAAGGTTGTAAAGATTACAGGTTGGACAGGCGGCACAGGAACACCTCCAGCATCTAATAGATACATTGGTGTAAGTGGTTTAGTAACTAACATCGCTGATGCTGTTAATATCAAAGGAAATAAAGGCGATCAAGGCATTCAAGGAAGTTCTGGTGAGAATGGTTGGGATCCCGTTTTAGCAATTGCTAATAATTCAAGCTCTCAACAAGTAATACGTGTGATTGATTGGATTGGAGGAACTGGAACAAAGCCAACAACAGGTTATATTAGCGCTACAGGTCTTGTTGCAACAGCAGATTTAGCTACACCTTTAACTGTTACAGTTAGTCAAGCTGATGTTAGAGCAACTCCATTAACAGGGCTAAACTTAGCAACAAAAACAGATGTAGTTGCTACCGATACTATTCTACAAGCTTTCGGTAAAACTCAAGCACAGCTAGATGCTTTATCAACACAAGCAGGACAAGTTAAAGTTACTTACACTGGATTATCATTAAGCAATTTTACAGCAAATACTTATAAAACATTTGACATTGTTACAGCTACACCAGTTGTAGTTGCTTCTCCAACTACAACATACCCTAAAGCAACCCCAAATTCATATGCTGGTTTCTTTGATGCTAACCGAGGAACTTCTCCAACAGGAAGATTAATTGAAAACCCAATTATGGGACAAGTACATGGTTGGAGAATACAAGGATCGTTTAGCGGAAAATCTACCTCTGCAACAAGCCCTGAAGTATTAACATTAAGAATTAGAAATCCTGTAAGCGGATTTACTTATGTCAAGGCAATAACTTTAGCAAATAACTTATCTGCTGGAACGTTTGCAGATGAGTTAATAACTATTGCTGATAATGATAGCATCCCATCTCCAAGTGGTTATATCTTAGAAGTTGCTATGTCTGGTTCTGATGCTGGATTAAGCATAACAATTAATGCAATTACTAGAATGTCTTTTGCTAGAGAAGTTTACGTTTCTTAATAGGAGCTATAATGCAAGAAATATTAAAGCCGCCTATTAAAGTTGATATTAATATAGAACAAGAAACTACTCTGGTTCAAGGCGCTTTCCAAACAATAGGATTCATCCATGAGAATGATACTGTTGGCGATAGAACGGTAAGAATCACATCACTTAAAGACGTTGTAGATGCTGGATTCATGAAATCTTCTAGTCTTTACAACTTCTGTAGAGCTGTTTTCAATCAGAATAGCAACATGCAAGTAATATCAAGAGTTAAACGTTCTTCTGAAAGTTATAGCGAAGCATATTTGGTAGACACTAATGATGATTATTATTACGTTGTTATCGAGAGTAAGAATCTTATTGAGGTCTTAACCTTTAATGAGCTTATTCAACCAGATATTAAATTACAATTTTTCTCAACTACAGAAAATGTTTCTGACCTTGTTGGAGGAAGAAAATTAGTTTATTGGTGGCAACCTATATTTGAAGAATATCTTTTATATGATAGTGGATCAATTGTCGAGGCAGATTCTGGTTTATTATTTGAACTCTCAACCAATTCCTATCCAACAACAGATGGTACAGATTCTTGGTTATTTGACAACTTTGTTCCTGTATCAGATATCGTCAATTGGGATAGTTCAGGCCCTGTAACTCTAGAAGTTGATGATTATTCAGATGAAGAAGCACTTACCATTCCTTATTATTATCCTGAAGCTGCTTGGATTGGAAGATGTGGTTGGATATTCCCATCAAGGATTCAGTGGTTATATAAAACACTAGTTGGAGCAGCAGTCTTCGACTTAAAAGAAATTCCATTATTGTCTAATTCCTACACAACCATTAAAGATAATCCTGTTACGGTTGGAACTGGTAAGACAACAAGAGGATACCCAATAGACCAAGAAGTTGGTTTGGACTGGGTTAAATGGGCTATACAAAAGAATTGCTGGTCTTTGCTTTATTCTTCAGAAAGAGTTAATGCAACTCAAAATGGATTATTGCAATTTGAGCAGCGCGTTAAAGAGCCTCTAGATATTGCTGTTAGAGAGAATCTTTTTTCATCTTATTCGATAAAAGAAAGAAATCTAGACAGGATTAATAATAGTGTAAGTTTTAAATTTACAGCAACACTTCTCTACTCAATACTTGGTGTTGATCAAGTAGAAGGTAGTATTTATCAATAAGAATAAATAATAAGGAAAACAAATGAAAATTGAATCTATTGTAAAGGTTGATATTACAAGAGAAACAACAAGTAAAACAATTCGAGATTTGCAGACAACAGCAATTTTATCAGTTCATACACGTTTTGCAGAAGACTACAGAGAATATGAAGATACAACTTCTATGCTTTCTGATGGATTCTTAACAACTGACTTTGCTTATATTGCAGCATCTAGAATGTTTGCTCAAAACCCAAGAGTACGTTCGGTAATCGTTGGTAAGGCAGTTGAAACTACTGGAACAGTTGATTACGTTGCGGAGATTAATAAACTCTTAGCAGCTACTAGTGAATGGTTCTTTTTAATCACTGATGCCGATACAGATGCAGAAAAAATTGCAATTGCAACATTCATTGAAACTCAAGATTTGATCTATGTAACACATGATAGTAATCCTGCTGCAATCACTTCAGCTACAACCGACTTAGCTTCTGTCCTTAAAGGACAATCAATGATGCATACAATCGTTATGTATACAAAAGATACAGCTCTTGTTGCGCCTGAAGCTGCTTATGTTGGTCGTCATTCTACAGTAACAATTGGTAGTAACCTCTGGGGTTATAAAACTCTTGTTGGTCTTACACCAGAAAATTACACAACTACAGAGGTTGGCTATCTTAAAGATAAGAACTTACAGTTCTACACTAAGGTAGGTGCTGATCCAGTAATCGTTGGTAATATGAATGTTGTTGGTGGTGAGAAGATTCATGTAATGCTTGGTTCTATCTGGCTAAAAGTTCGTATTGCTGAACGCTACTGGAACTTACTACTTGTCAATGAACGTATTCTCTATACAAACGCTGGTATTGATTTGTTTAAAGCAGAACTTTATACAGTGTTGAGTGAAGCAGTTACTAATAACATCTTAACAGATGAAACTCCTTTCCAAATCAACGTACCTAATGCTTTAAATTTAACATCACAACAACGTGCTAATGGCGTACTTGACGGTATTACATTCCGTGCTCGTCTTGCTGGTGCAATTATTTATGTTGACGGTGTTAAAGGTACAGTTTACCCATAATCATTAATAAGAGAATAATAAATGTCAAATAAAAGATTAGTAGGATCATATGTTCCTTCACAACTAACAATCGTGATTAGTCACACAGCTACAAACCAATCTTTTGTTCTCGCTGGTTATGGTGCAGACAGTATGGTTAGTATTGAGCGACCTACCCAGACTTGGGAGCCTACAGTTGGAGCGGATGGTTATCATCAACGTACACACAGTCTAGATAAGACAATTCGAGCGACAGTATCACTTTTGCAAATCAGTGAATATAACGATTTCTTATCTGCTGTAGCTTTGTATGACGAACAAGATTTACGTGGCGGTGGTTTATTCACATGTACGATTACAGATAAATCTGGTCGTTCATATGCGTATTCTGATCAAGCTTATGCTGTTCAACCAACTACTTATGACTACAGTGCCTCAGCTTCTACACGTGATTGGATGTTAATTCTTCCATATGCAGAACAACACATTGGCGGTAACGTTCTTCTTCCACAAGAACAAGTTGATAAATTAGCTGCTTTAGGTATCGTCATTGACGAGACTTGGATCGCTAACTAAGAAAGGAAAATAAATGTCTACACAAAGAGTTCTTTCATATGCTCCTTCACTCGTAAGGGTTAAGTTATTTGGAATCAATATTGATGGATTCAGTCCAGACGGTGTTGTAGACATTGAACGCTTGGAAGGTGCTGCAACGTATAAAAAAGCTATGGATGGTTCTAGAGTTGTCTTTAATGATCGTTTTGGAACCTACAGAGTCTCTGTCCACCTTCTTCAAGCTTCTCCATCTAATACTTGGTTACATCAACTTTATAAGTTATATCAAAAGATGGGTGTCGAATTCAAGATGCCTATTGATATTCAAAATAAAGGAAATAGTTCAGACAGACCAGACTTCACAGCAGTTGATGTCTTCTTTGAAGATGAACCAGCAACCAGATATACAAATGGAGCTGAAACGACTACTTGGACTTTCCTATGTCATGATGGAAAGTATAACAGATTAGGTAGTATAGAGACTTACGAGATAGCAGAGAAATTGCAGTACTTATTTCAAGCATTAGACTTAGCAGAGAGTTTCGGATTAGGTTTACAGGAGATGTCAGACATTACTGGTCAGATGTTAGATAACCTTTCAGAAACAATATTCAGTCGATTCTAAGGAGAGATTATGACAGTAGTTAGTGGTTTACTTGGTAAAGCTCAAAACCTCCTTGGCGCAGCAATCACAAGAAAAACGAAAGTTTACGATGCCAGTAAGAATAAATTTTATGTAGCAGGAATGCTACTTGATGGTGTTGTTTCTGTTGAACTAAGCGTTGATTTAATCTCTCGTTCAGATGTTGGAGTGTCAAGAGATTATTACGCTTACTATGACACATTCGATAATTTAAAAGCAACAGTAACCGTTCTACCAACAGCACAATGCATTGACATGCTAAAGACTCTTGCAAAAGATCAACTATCTTTCAGAGGTTGGGTATCAATCACTGTTTACGATAATGGTGAGCTAGTTGGTCAGTTTAGAGGGCATTTAATGTCAGGCGCTGGAATCATGCAATCACAACAAGCTGATGATAGAGCTTTTGAATTTGGTTTATTAGAAGTTGGAACAAAGATTGTTTCAAACATTTTTTCAGAATCCTCTACAGGATAACAAATATAATATTAGGAGATTATATGACTATTAAGCAAAAGATCGTAAATATTGATGATCAACCATACATTATTAATGCCTTTGTTGGTGAAAAAGGATTTAAATTACTTGCACGTTTAAGCAAGTACGCAACACCTATTATTGGAGCATTATCTCAAGCTTCTGTATCTGAAGACTCAGAAGAAGATATTGATTTAACTCCAGTACTACAGAATTTATTTTTTGATGGAACAGATGATTTCACAGCATTAGTTTTTGATTTGATTCGTGATGTTGAGAAAGATGGTCAAAAGATTAATATCGATAAAGAATTCCAGATGCGATATGTACCAATGTTAATGCTGGTAGCTGAAGTAGTTAAGTTCAACTACAGCGATGTTTTTCAAAAACTCGGTTTGAATTTAGAGTAAGAGAAATCTCTGAAAATTCAACATCGAGGGTAAATCCGAAGTATGAAGAACAAATAAAAAATAATTTTTCCATGCCTTTGGAGTGGCTTCATATTCTTTCTTTTAAAGATATTGATAAACCTTCAACACTTCATGATCTCAAATACAAATATACAGTAGGCGATGTCTACGACATGCTGGAAGTTTTAGATATTGACAACATGTATGCCTCTGAAGAAGAAAGGGTAAGAAAGAATGCAACAAATAACTAAAATGTTTGCTACATTAGGCTTCAACATTGATACTTCAGGTTTGGTACAGTTTAAAGCTGCATTAAAAGAAGCTCGTGCTGATACAGCCTTATTAGCAAGAAATGCTCGCGTACTTACAGATTCTCTTAATCAAGTGAATAGGGCTTTAGTAAGAGTTAATGGTAATTTAAAGATCAAGAAGTCAGATAACAAATTATCTGCAACTTATGTTGATCTAAAAAATGCTGTTGAGAAAGTTGATAAAGCTTTCCTGAGTATTACAAAGAATCAAAAAACAACAACTCAAAGTCTAGGTAAGATTCATGGTAGTCTAGTTTATGGTGAGCAACGCTGGAAAGCTTATGGAGATCAAGTACAGCGAACTAAAGATTTACTAAAAGGCGCTAATGAAAAGATTAAAGAACTGAGAAATAATGCTTCTGTAAATGCTAAAGTAAATATTAGTCAAAAGACTTCTACAGTCACAGGAAGAAATCAAGGAAATGCTCCACGTCAAGGTGGAACAACAGTTATCCCTTTCAGTGGCTTTGGAGGTCGTAGAGGTGAATCTCCTTGGCTTGGTAGCATTGCTCCTTTCTTTAGGTCAATGGCTCCCGCTACAGCAATTGGCGGTGGTTTAGCTGCTGGTGGTTTTGCAGCAAAAGAAGTTATCACTCGTGGTCGTGACATGCAGAAGATGGAAAACATCATGACTGCTGCTACAGACTCTAATGCTGACTTTGTTAAGTCAATGGAGTATGTAAGAAAAGAATCTGATCGCTTAGGACAATCCACCAAAGAAATGGGCATGGGTTTTGCTAAGGTTCTCCAATCCGCTCAAGGTAAAATGTCATTAGAGAAGACACAGAAGCTATTTACTGGTCTTGGTGAATTAATGACAGTCTTTGGTAGTAATGCGGAAGATCAACAAGGTGTGTATCGTGCTTTAGGTCAAATGCTTTCCAAAGGTAAAGTAGAGGCTGAAGAAGTTGGTCAGATGGCAGAGCGTGGCTTATCACGAGAAATCTTCAGACAAGCTGCTGTAAGAACATATGGTATTAAAGATACTGACTACGATAAATTCCAGAAAGCTGGTAAGGTTAAAATACCTGAAATAGCTGATGAATTAGCTAAGATTACTTCAGATATGGCTCGTAAGAATGGAGCATTAGATAAGGCTCTAAATACATCTCTTGTATCTCAACAACGCCTAATGAACAACATCGATACACTATCTAAAAACATCTTACAAGGTGGTTTGGATACCGCATTAAAAGGATTATTTGAAGGTCTTAATAGTCTTGTTCTTGCATTAAATGATGTTGGCTCTGGGATTAAATTTGTAATTACAGGATGGAAGGAATTAAAGAAACTTCTTGACGAGGCTACAGATGGAAACGGAGCATTAGCAATCATCCTTGGTGTAGTAAGTTTACTTTTATTACGCAAAGGAAAGTTGATTGTCAGTCTTATTAAGAATGTAAAAAACTTAAGAGGTATATGGGTAGCATTTAGAGCATTCCTATCTGGTGGCTTAATGAGAGCCATTATTGCAATTGGTAAGAGATTCTTCTGGTGGATTACGATTCTAGGTATTCTTTGGAAGGTTGGTAAAGCTGTTAACCAAGGTATGCAAGGTCAAACAACATGGATTGATGTTTGGGGAGAAAAGATTAAAGGCTTAGGTCTTTGGTTTGATATCTTGGGATTGAAAATGAAATTAGCATTCTACAATGCTAAGAATATGGTTGCTAATCCTATTGATACTTTCATGAATAGAAACAATCCTTGGTCTAGTGGTGAATACTTTGGCGGTACTGGTGATGTTAGGAATACTAAGATTGTTAGACCTAACCTTATGTCTCCTGAACAAAGAAATCCTCCTCAACAATATCAGGCTCCTCCTTTACTAAGAAGACCAAATGCGATGCCTGAAAATGGTGGTGATCTAACTAAGAAAGCATTAGACAAAGTACTTTCTGCAACCAAACCAATAAATATTTATTTAGACAATAAGTTAACTGCAAGAGGTGAACTAGACTTCTTGGGTAACGCAACAGTTCTGGAGCTTGTAGGGTGATATATACAATTATTATCAAAGACAGAACACAAACTGTCACCAAAGTTCTATCATTCTCATCTGTTACTGAAGCATCTAAATCATTATCTGCAACAGTTTCCAACAATCCTGTTGAAAACGGAATGCAAATTTCAGATCACATTGTTGTTAACAATCCTAGCTTTGATCTTTCAGGAATTATTTCTGGATATGACATATTTAATGCTTCTAATGAGCTGAAGTGGGATGGAAATCAATTCAATTTTGCTTCTGCTCCAGCTTCTACTCAGAAGTTAATTATTGAAGATGAATTGGATAGCCTCATCTTAGATGGGATTGTATTTACTCTTCTAGTTACTGAACAGAATAGTTATGAATCAGATCCTCAGCTCAAGTATTCCAATCTTTCACTTTCAAAAGTAAAAGAATATAACAACTGTGTATTAGTTACTTATGGAACCAATGAACAAGCAGGGGTTGATAAAGTCACATTCTTCAGGATGTCAATACAACAACTTAACATTGCTTATGTTAGGAAAGACGTATTAACAGCAGAAGAAAGACAACCCATGTTGGTTAAAACTCCAAGATCAACTAATACTAATGCTGGTGGAGCGTCTTCTTCAAAATCATCTACAGGTGATGAGGATGGTTCAGGTTTAGGTATAAAACCTGAAGATAGCAAGACGATTGAGGATGGTAAGATTGGATTAGCAGATGATTCTAAAGCCAAGATTGATCTTCAACAAACCAAGTTAGATAACAAACGTCTTGAGTTTGAGAAACAAGCTTATGAGAATGCTGTAACCATTTCAAGCGAAAGTGGTCGTCAAACAAGGGTTGTTAATTATGGTTCTGGATACAGAGTGGAGATGAAGTGATGGCACAAGAAAAAGGTTATTTTGATCTAGACATTCTTCGCATCGTTCCACTCAATCTAAACTCATATACCACGACATTCAACCTAGACTTCCTTAGTGTTGTTATGAATGTTGGTTACAATGAGAGACTGGATAAAAGATGGATAAGTTTAACAACTACTAACGGAACTGTATTACTTGAAAGAACCTTCTTAGATGTTGGACGAAGAGTTGATTTAAATATCAACTCTCAACTCTTGGGTTTGAATTACTATGTAACTTTAGAGCTTATAGATAATTACCGAACAGAAGTTGACTTCTATAATTGGAAGTCTCAAATGTTCATTGCTTTTGTTGGGAACAGAACAGAAGTCAAGGATACGATTTACAAAACGTACAGAGAACAAGCTGTAGGTAATTAAGGAGAGTTTATGGCTATTACAGAAGGATATCAATTTGGTCGAGTTATTGAGATTGAAGTTAGAAACTTTAAGACTGGCGAAAAGATTGAGATCGGAAATGATTTAAAAATAGAATTTACATTCTATAAAACAATCGATGAATCAAATGAAGCTTCTGTAGGTCAGGTTAAAATCTACGGATTGACAGAGGAAACCAGAAGGTCTATTGGCGGGAGTGGTGGAGAGTTATATTTAAGAACTGGATATGTTAATGACATCATTAAGTTACTCTTCATCGCCTCTATCACACGAGTTGTTCCTGAATATTCAGGAAGTGAGATAGTTACTGTAATCGATGTTAGTGCAAACTTCATGGATTATGCCTTCTCTAAGACAACTATTGTTGATAGTGGTGTGACATCTATATTTCAAGCTGCTGTTGGTATAGCAGAAGATATGAATATGACTGTTGGTTTCCACTTAGTTAACGTACAAGAAGATGATGTCGAAGCGGTTACAGAATGGATTAGAACTAAAAAGATCAATCACCCCCAAAGAGGAAATATTAAATCTGTTTTAGAAAAGTTTTGTTATAACTACGGATTGACTCATCACATTGTTTTCAATGACGATGGAACAAGAACATTGATGTTCACTATTCCTGATAATAAGGTTCACATTGTTTCATCTTGGGCTAGATTAGGCTATGAGAAACTTGCTCAAGTCAATGATAAAAACTTACTCGAAGCTGAACAGTTTAATAAAATATTTGTTACTTCTGAAGATGAAGCAAATGAAACAGCAATTGTTTTAAACAAAGATACAGGATTAGTTGGAACTCCTAGACTAGAACAAAAACTAGTAAACGCTCCAGAGAAATGGAAGTTGAATGCCAACGAAGAAGCAACACAAGAGTCTCTTGCAACTGTGGCACAGAAAAAACAGAAGGCTGCTGAGAAAGCTGAGATAGCAAGACAAAAAGCAATTAGTAAAGGCAAGACACCTAAAGCTATAAAACCAAAAAATTACAAAATAAAAATTATTAGAAAATACATTTCTGTTGAAGCTTTGCTTAATCCTTCAGTCAAACCACAATCTCATGTAAAAATTGAATCTAAGATTGCTGAAGCAAATGGAGTCTATCGAGTTAGAACTGTTAAGTACAATGGAAATAACAGAGATGGCAAGCACACAATGGAGCTTAATTGTGAGGATAGCGGTGGTAAGTATGACAAGGTGGCTACACAAGAACAAGTTCAGGAATTTGAATCAAACCAAACAGTCTCTGGTAATTTAAATGATGATACTAATCTTGGTAGTGATAATACTGAAAACATGGTATCAGAAGAATAAGAGGAAGAGTAATGGCTCAAATAGAAACAATTATAAGAAATAGCTTATTCTATCATCTAAAGAATATGAACTTCTGCTGTCCAGCAATTGTTGTAAATGTACAAGAATTACAAGATGGTTTTATTGATGTACAACCCGTAGTTAATAAGCTTTATAATACGGGAGATGTTGATGAATATGATATCATCAAACGAGTTCCTGTTATTTACCCAAGTACAGGCAAGACAACAATATCTTGGCCCTTAGACCAAGGAGATGGTGTTCTACTTCAATTTACTGATAAGGATATTGAAGCCTACAAAAATGGCACAAAAGAGATGCATGATCCTCAAAGCTTTTCTATCTTAGACTTGGGAAATGCTATCGCTCATGTTGGATTCAATCCTTATCAAGAATCTCCTTTAAATCCAAACAACTACACAAATCAATTTGATAGTCAGTCACTAAACTTTGTACACAATAAGAAGACTCAGAATGAGATCAAGCTTTCTTTTAATGAAGATGGCTCAGTAAATTTGATATGTCCTGCTCAGACAACAATTAAAGCAGAGAGTGTAATTTTAGATACCCCTCTAGTTGACGCTGGTAACGCTATAGTAAAGACAAAAGGTGATGTGGTAGTAAGAGACATATCTTTCTATAAATTCGCTACAACGCACAATCATGGCGGTGTAATGAGTGGTAATAGCAACACTGCACCTCCAAACCCAATAGGATAAGATATGGATTTATTATTTAATCAAGTAACAGAAGATTTAGTACTTGATGGCGGAGACTTATTAATCTCAAATACAACTGTAACTGATCTTATTCAAATGCTTTACCTAAGATTAAAGACGTTTAAGCGCGAATGGTTTATGGATGTATTTTATGGGATTGATTATGTAAATGAAGTGTTTGGTGTTAATCGAACAAAGTCAGCAGTTGATGCCATCATGCAAACAGAGATAAAAAAAGAAGTTTTAGTTGATGACATCCTATTTTTTGATTCTCGTATTGAGAATTATAGTTACTCTTGTGAGTTCCAAGTTAAAAGTATTGAAGAAGAAGCTATTGTTAGATTCTTCATTTTAGTCACTGACCAAGGAATTGTCTTAACAACAGAAGATAATCTTATTCTAAAAACACAATTATAATTAGGAGATATAAAAAGAATGGGTGTTAGCTTTGATGAAAAGGGCTTGGTTGTTGATGGAATTGATCAGGTCAAACAAACAATGGTTGATAGAGCTAATATTGTTCTAGCTCCATATCTTAACTCAACACAGTTAAGAACAGATGATAGTAGTGTTTTAGGTAGAATATTTTCAATAACAAGTTTACCAGCAGTTCAGAACGCACAAGTATTACCGTCATGGATCAATGCTTTAGATTTTAATTCAGCAGAAGGTTTACAGTTAGATTTTCTTGGTTCAATCCATAGAAGTAGCAGAAGAGGAAGTAGTCAAGCTGTAGGAATGGGAATGCTTTATGGTGATATTGGAACGCTAGTTCCTGAGAATAGTAGAATATCAAGTGTTAGGACTGGTGATACCTATACAACAAATTCAGATGTAGCATTCACAACAACAGCAGTTAATGGTGTTGAGATTACTATTAATTCAATCGTTCCATTGTACACAATAACATATTCTATTAATGGTTATCTCAGTGAAAGCCCAAACATTACTGTTCAACTTGGTGTTAATGATACAACAATACTTCAAGTAGCTAACAGGATTGTTGATGCAGTTAATTCACAATCTTCGTACTTAACAGCTAGTCGAAATAATGATAATACAGTTAAGGTTGTAATTACAGACCAATACAGAACTGGTGATTTTACTTCTTCATCAGAATTATTACTGAATAGAAGCTATAAACCTGTAAACATTACTTCTGATTCCTATGCAAGCTCAGAAGCTTTAGAAAATACAATTACTTCAATTGGAACTTCTATTGCAGGATGGAGGGGTGTTACAAATCCATTTAAAGTTGATGCTTCTCAAGGCGTAGAAGATGATGAAGACTACCGATACCGTATGAAATTGAATAAAGGCGGTAATTCTGTAGGTTCGTACAACTCTTTATTATTTGCATTAAATCAGGTTAATGGTGTTACTTTCGCAAGTGTTCAGCAAAACACAACGAACAATACAACAGGTAGTGGTATTACAAATAATGGTGTTGCAGTAACTGTGCAAGGTGGTAATGAGGATGATATCGCATTAGCTTTATTTGATTACTTAGCTGCTGGAATTGAAACATCTGGAGATATTGTTAAAACTGTTACAGATATTAATGGTGGTCAACATATTAAAAGATTCTCTAGACCTCAACAAGCACCAATCCAAATTTCTATGTCGCTAACTGTTTATCCTGATTTTCCTATTGGTGGGCAAACACAGATTAAACAAGCTATTGTTGAATACTTTAATGAGCTTACTGTTGGTGAAGATATTTATTATTCTCGTTTGTACGAACCAATTAACAGCATTCGTGGATTTAGCGTCCGAAACTTAAAGATTAGCCGTGTTGGTCAACCTTTAGGAACAGAAGATATTATTATTAATCATAATGAATTAGCTACAATTAGTCATGAGAATATTCAAATCGGCGGGAGTTAATAATGATTACATCAATTGATTATCAAGCTGAGACTAAAGCATTAGTTACTTCTATTTTTAAAGATAGTCCAATATTCTTAGGACTTCTTGAGAGTATTGTAGCTGCTTATGAAGATCAACAGAATGATTTCATATGGTATGGAGAACATTTACTTGATATCGATTCTGCTGAAAATTCTCAACTAGATTTAATTGGGCGTATTGTTGGTCAAAGTCGAATTCTTGTTTCCTTTAATACAGAACCTTATTTTGGATTTGAAGGTGCTTATCAAGCTGAAACATTTGGTACAGCAATCGATCCTAATGTTGGTGGTTTATGGAATAGTTATGGTTACTATAATGCAGCAACCAGCAGACTATTAACAGACGAAGAATATAAGAGAATTATAAAAGCAAGAATAATTAAGAATAATACTAATTGCAAGACAAATGATCTTATTGAAGTAATCAATCTTTTAGCTGGAAATTCTTCTGCAACAGTAACGGTTCAAACTCACGGATTGATTCAGATTATTGTTGACGATCCTATTGGTATGGTTAGTTATTTCATAGATAAAATTGGTACGTTAGATGACATTCTTCCTATTGCTGTTGGTGTCAGAGTAGAAATGATAGAAGGAACAACATAAGGAATAATAATGACAATTTACACTAAACCAAATTACAACAACGGTGTTTGGGCAAATAACGGGAATATTATACAACCAACATCAGAGAAGATTGAACAAGGTCATGTTGTAGAAAAACCAAAATATGAACTTGTTAACTTTATTGAGAATAGACAAGATGTTGCTATTGCATACTTAATGCAGAATGGTGTTCCTGAATGGGATAACTCAACTGAATATCCAGTTAATGCCCACATAGCCTACTCTGGGAATGTTTATAAAGCACTTACACAGAATATCAACGAGCAACCAGATTTACCAGAGAGTTCTAGTTTTTGGGTTATTGCTTGGGCAAGTAATGCTTCAGTTATTGATCTAACTGAAGAAATAAACAAGATTAAAACTGAAGATGGATATCTCGATCTTTATGTGTCAAAAGCAACCCCTGAAGTTGACGGAAAGGTTTCAGGTAATGGTTATCTTGCTGCTGTTGGACTAACAGATACTGGGGATGATAACTTTGGTTTTTCATTTAAAGCTCATCAAAATGACGGATTATTCCATGATGGTGACAAATCAGTAATTTTAAATGATGGTCAGATAGTTGCTACGTTTGGCTCTGCTAATCCACCTTTAACAGAAAACAGTTCAGCAACAGCAACTACACAGTGGGTTCAGTCGTTGATATCTCAAGTAATGGATGAAATTCTTCCAATCGGAGCTATGATTTCCTACTCAGATCAAGTTGTTCCTTCAGACCGATTAATGTATGCACATGGACAAGCTGTTAGCCGAACTCTATATCCAATCCTATTCCAACGTATCGGAACTAGGTTTGGTGCTGGTGATGGTAGCACTACTTTCAATCTACCAGATAAACGTGGTTTGTTTGAGCGTGAATGGGATAATGGTAAAGGAATTGATTCTGGTCGTGAGCTTGGAACAATTCAAGAAGATACTGTAGAAAAGCACAAGCATATTCAACAACTAGGTGAAACATATGAAACTGCTGGGTTGTTTGGTAAATCAAGTAACAAAGGGTTCCAAGGCTCTAGTGGTGGTTTAGATAATGATAACTACCTTTGGTATACAAATGATGGAGAAGTTTATCAAGGTGCTGATCCTAATGAAGAAAACCCTAATGTAATGGGAGACGAGACACGTCCTAAAAATATAGCCTTTGTTACACTAATAAGAGTTAAATAAAATGGAAGCAAACACCTCAACAATTACCGCCATCGGTATTCTTAAATGGTTATTCCCTTCTTTAATTGGAAGTGCCTTAGCTGTTTGGTATAAAAGACATGATGTTGAATGGCAAAAGAAAGAATTAGCTGAGAAGATATTTTATAGTTTAGTTGGTATCGCCTGTATTGTTGTTGGTGTTGTTATTTCGATTGGTGTTGGAAATGCATTGATCGTAAAACTTCATGTTACAGAGTACTGGTACTGCTTTCTTATTTACTTACTTTTCGGACTATCATCATTAAAAATATTAGATGCTGTTGTAAAAAACACTGATGATATCATATCTTTAATTTTCACTGGTATTAAAGATATTATTAAAAACTTGATTTCCAAGTTTACCAATAAATAATATTAGGATTTATCATGACTATATATATTGCTTTGATTCAACTCTGTTTAATTATACAGACATTTATTGTTATTTGGTGTGAATGTACCCCTCTATTTGCAAACACGTTTAAGAGCGCTATCTTTAGAGCACTAACTGCTTTATCACTTATTGTTTTAGGTAGTAGTGCTCATTACTTGGAAAAAGCCCCAGAGCCTGTATTGTTATCAGCATTCTTTATTGTTGTTATCGCAACATTGCTTTTAGTTAAATATATTATTAAAGAATATAATTTAAGAGATGAAAGAATAAATAAAATATTAAAGCATTGTGAGGAACACAAGAATGAACATTAACTTTTCAAAAATAAGAAATACATTGTTTGGTGGATCATTAAAACAAACTCAAGTAGATGGCATAAACTCCATTTTAGCATCAATAAATAAACATGGAATAAGTAAGACACAATCAGCTTATGTTTTTGCTACTACTTATCATGAGACAGCAAGAACAATGCAACCTATAGAAGAGTATGGAAAGGGAAGTGGAAGACCATACGGAACTTGGTATAAAAATTCACGAGGTGAGTTGTATAGCTGGACAAATGGAAAGAAAGATAAAGCTTATCTTCATAAAGACTTTCCACATCTTTACTATGGAAGATCATATTTACAAATAACTTGGTACGATAATTATTTAAAAGCTGGAAAACTATTAAATTCAGACTTTTTAAGAAACCCAGATCAAGTAATGGATTTAAAATATGCTTCTGAAATATTGGTTGTTGGGATGATGGATGGATGGTTCACTGGTAAGAAATTGTCTGATTATATAAATTATACAAACAAAGATTATTATAACGCAAGAAAGATTATTAATGGTTTAGATAAAGCAACCTTAGTTTCTGACTATGCAAAACTATTTGAAGATGCATTATTTTAAGGTGGATTATGACAATCAATTGTAGTACAGATTTACCATTATTTAAAATTGGTGATAGCTTTAATATTCCAATGAGATTTTTTGATCAAACAAATAATGTAGGAATTCCAATCACCCCTGATATAACAATTGATTGTAAAATTGTAAATTCAGTAGGAACAGTTATTAGCTCTCCAATAATTTCACCTTATACAGATCAAGTTGCAGATTCTGGGTTCTTTCTTTTATCTGTTCCAAGTAGTCAAACTTCACTTTGGAAAATTGGAATAGCAACCTTAGATTTAAAAATTACCATCTCAGATGAGGTTAGACATTCACATAACTTTAGCTTTAGAGTGATTAAAGGAATTACGTGATGGAAGCAGTTATTAAAGTTTATTGGGATGTAAGTCCTTATGATATAAATCCTCAAATCCAAGAAGGTGAAAAAGTATTCATTATTCCTTTTGGAGCAATGATAACTAACCCTACAGCTCAAAGTGGAATACAGAGTGTAAACAATAAAACAGGCGAACACATTACTTTAAACTATTCAGATGTTGGTGCAGAACCAATTGGAAGTGTTAATGCCCTTAGAGTTGACATCGATGATCAGATTGGCAACTTAAACGACACAAAAGCTGATTTAAGTTATGTAAACAGTGTGGATTCTTCAATTACTGCACAAGTTAATTTAAAAGCCAATAAAACTTATGTGGATTCACAAGATCAAGCATTAGCAACTTCTATTGCCGACAAGTCTAATAAAGTTTACGTAGACCAGCAAGATTCTTTACTTCAAGACCAAATTGATTTAAAAGCAGATGCACAAGCTGTTAATCAAGCATTAACAACTAAAGCAGATTTAGTTAATGGTGTTATTCCTGCCAATCAATTGCCATCATTTGTTGATGATGTCATAGAATATCCAAATTTATCTTCTTTCCCCACAACTGGTGAATCAGGTAAGATTTACATTGCAATGGATGTAAATAAAACATATAGATGGTCTGGGTCAACTTATGTTGAGATTGGAGGCGGCGGAGTAGCACTAGGTGAAACTTCAGCTACAGCTTATCGTGGTGATAGAGGTAAGATAGCTTATGATCATTCTCAATCTCAGGGTAATCCACATAATACGATTACCACTCAGATTCCAGAAGGCACAAATTTATATTTCACAGAACCAAGAGTTAGATTAACTCCCTTAGCTGGATTCGTTCCTGTTACTGGTGGTTCAATTACAAATTCTGATACGGTATTACAAGCATTTGGTAAAACTCAAGACCAGATTAATAATATAAACCAATTCTCTGAGACAAAAGTTCAAAATACCTTATTGACAAACTTGTTAATTGGTAATGCTTTAGTTACAGCAACAGATAGTGTTCTATCAGCATTTGGTAAGCTACAAGGACAACTGAATAATCTAACAAGTAATTTTGCAACAACTGTTCGTAATACACTCCTTACAGGATTATCTATTCCATCTTCAGCAAGTGCAATTACTGCATCTGATACTGTTTTAACAGCAATGGGTAAACTACAAAAGTCTGTAACTGATGCTGCTACAGGAATTACTTGGGTACATCATAGTCAAGTTGGTACGTTTGTAACTCCTGCCAATTGGAATATGACTTATACTAATTTATATTTTGCTCGTTATGGTGGTATGTTATGGATGAAAGGTAAAGTTTTACCTACAGTAACCGTAGCAACTTCAGCAAACTTCTTCACCATAACAAATGACAATTATAAAATAAAAACAATTGGTGTTAACCAAATTAATAGTAAGATTTTAGCTTCTCAACAAGAACAAACTGCATTGATTTTTTGGGCTATCAGAGCTGGGGCGATTATTTCAGATGCAGCTACTGCTGCTGGAGTAAATGAAACTATAAGCTCAATGTCAAGTATGAACTCAGGTAACGTATTTACAATACATACAACAGGTATTGAAGAGTTAGCTATACCATAATAAATTATAATAATATTCGAGGAAAATATGTCTAGTATTAAAATTCAAAACCTTCCGACATTAAAGCCGATTGATGCAATGAAAATACCTACAGGTGGATTCGGAGATTACGCTGTAACAATAGGAGAAATTGCAGAACACTTTAAACTTAATGGTGATTTTGCTACTGATGAAGAGTTATATTCACACACTTCAAATAAAAATAATCCACATAATGTTACTAAGTATCAAGTTGGATTAGAGCACGCGGATAATACTTCTGATCTTAACAAGCCTGTCAGCACAGCACAACAACAAGCATTAGACCTTAAAGCAGACAAGGCAACAACTTACACGAAATCAGAAGTTGATTCTTTAGATGACCAACTTGAATCTTTAATTTCAGCATACGCAAATACAGGTAATAAGGCATATAAGACATTAGCTGAAGCTAATACTGATAAGGCAAATATCCCTGCAAACAGTTCGGTTTACATTACAAATGATCCTACCAGTGCCAATAATGGCTTATATCAATATGATGGTACGAGTTTTGTAAAATCTACTTTCGACCCTCTAACGCAGGCAAAAGCTTATTCTGATTCAAATAAAATATTTAAACCACAACCTATTTCAGAACCAACAGATTTTAATACAATTACTGGTTATGGAATGTATTACTTCTTTTCTGGAGCAACGTGGGATAGCAGCCCTAATAAACCACCGTTTAATAACCAATGGGCTTACATGTTAGTTATGCCTGTTTCTACTAGCGTTGTGGCCCAATATGTTTGGTCATTTAATTCTCAGAAAATTACATATCGTTTTCGAAATGCCTCAAATGTGTGGTCTGGTTGGTTAACATTTAGTGATGACACAGCATTAACAACACTAGTAAAAACTGCTGTTAATTTAGATATAGATTCTACTTTCGATGCAAGAACGGTTAATAGTATCAATCCTATTTTTGAGAGTTTATCAAAAAACTTTTTTGATAAAAATTCTCCTCTATTAATGAATAGACGAATAAATCAATTTGGTAATATAGAAGAACATACAAACAGTGTAACCACTTCTTTGATAAGCGTTGCAGGAATGTCTTCTATTGTAGTTAGTGGTCTTACTGCAAGTACACAAGCTTACAGAGCTTACAGATTTCTTGATAAGGATAAGAAGTGGCTTAGTAACGCTCCAATTGACCTAAATCAAACAGCTAAAGTTATTACTGTACCAACAAATGCTATGTGGTTTCAACTCACATTAAAAGATGGTATTGATACTTGGACTCTAAACTTAGATACAATTCAACTTGAAGTTGGAATAGTTTCTACAGCTTATACAGCTTATATTAGAGGAAAATTAAAAAGCATTTATGCAGCAGACTTTTATGTTGATCCAGCACAAGTTTATGCAATCGTTGAGCCTGTTTTTGAAAGTCTTTCTAAAAATATTTTTGATAAGAGTTCACCACTTTTATATAACTATAGAATTACTGCACAGGGTGTTCTTCAATATCATCTCAATAGTGTAACTACTCAACCAATTTATATTAGAGGTTTGAATTCACTTACTGTAAGTGGATTGACACCAAGTAGTGTTGCATATCGAGCATATCGTTTTTTAGACAAAGATAAAAATTGGATCAGTAATGCTCCTGTTTTACTTAACGCAACAGGTGTTACTGCTAGTACCATCCCAGCAAATGCTGTTTATTTCCAAATTTGTCTTAAAGATGGAATCGATACTTGGTCACTTAATTTAGACACTATTCAAATTGAAAGTGGCTCAGTAGCTACAACATATGAGGCTTATGTTAAAGGTGATTTAAAAGCTCTATTTGGAACAGATATAGCAAGCTCTGGTTCTGATGGTGGTTTGGTTTCTCGTGCTTTTGGTGCTAAATACTTATTCTTCGGTGATTCTATCACACAAACAAGTCGTGTAGATGATGGTATTTTTGATGAAACAACCACACCATTTCCAAACTGGCCTACGTATGCTAAAGAACAATTACAGATGTCTGCGTACCGAAACTATGCAAAATCTGGTGCTGCTTTTAGAGAATATGGTCAAACTAACCTTTGGCAAATGATGTCTCACCAAGTTAATACTGCAATTACGAATGCGGAGACACCTGACATTATTATCACAGCAATGGGTACTAATGATGGTTTAGTAAGTTTAGGTGATTATGAAACAGCAATGTCAAAAGCTACTCTCAATGATCTAGATAGAACTAAGACACTAGAAGCTGCACGCTGGGCATTTTGGACAATTAAGAAAAACTTTCCTAATGCAGTTTGTTTTTATGCGAACCCATTACAACGAGCAAGTGCTGACAGTACAGAATTATCCCCTTTGATTGATGGTCTTTCTAAAATGGCTCTTCGGTATGGATTTACTCTTATCGATCAACATCATGAATGTGGAATTATTCGTGATCTTGAAACAGGAAGTCAACATTTGTATTTAGCAGACGGTCTTCACCCAAACACAGCAGGACGTATCTTGCAAGCCAATTACATTGTTAGCAAACTAATTGGTCGAATGGCATATTAATAAGGAAAATAAATGGCAGATTTAAGAATTGTAGATGCACCAGAATTAAGTTCATCTCAGATACAAGATGCTTTAAAAGTACCAACTGGAGGTTACGGCAATTATGCTGTAACTTTCTTAACAATTCGTGATTGGTTGGTAAACTTTAAAGATGTCGCAACAAAACAAGATGTTTCTTTAAAAGCTGATCAAGCTACCACATATACTAAAATTGAAACAGACAGTCTTGTTTCACCTAAAGCAAATATTTCAGATGTTTATAAAAAAACGGAAACATATACTAAATCAGAGATAGATACAAAAGTTGGTACGGTTTCTGGTGGTTACTTCAAAGCCTTTGATACGTTAGCTAACCTACAAGCAGCAACAGGTATGACTACAGGTCAAGTTGCTAAAGTAATGAACGACCCAACAGCAACTAATAATGGTGATTATTACTATAATGGAACGGCTTGGGTAAAAGGTTATGACTCTTTGACAGATTCAAAGGCATATACAGACTCAAAAGTAACCATGATCAATCAAGACATACTGTTAAAGCAACCTTGGTTAGATCTTTCCAAAAAAGCTGACATTCTGTTAAGTTCGGCAGACTTTAAAACAGCAGCCTTATCAATATCAGCACTGTCTTTAACAGGCACTAATTCGAGCACAAACTATCGTGTTGCGACAGTAACTAAAAACCATAGTACATTAGGTTCACGTGTTCTTGTTCTAGATGACAGTGCAGTTGTTAGTAGCTATATTGCCGACTCAACAGTTATCAAGAAAGGGCAAGAGACCGTAGCCTTAACTGGAGCTACAGTGTCAGGATTTGCTACGATAAATTGGGATGCATTGCCAGATGGTTTTTCCGCTTCGCTTAGCTCATCATCTCGGCTTTATATCGATAAGTCAGCACGCAATTTATATAACGAAGTATCTCAAAATACTGCAAAAGTTGCTGAGCCATTTAAGACAAATAAGCCGATTTGGTTAGCTCCAACTTATGAGACAGCTTTCTCTATTGCAAGTGAAGCTGACAAAAAGCTTGCGTACGCAATTAAAGGGATTGAAGTAACAGGCACCCATGCTTACCCATATTTTGTAATATCTGTTTTTGCAAAAAACCATGTGAGCTATGGCAACCGCATCTTTGTTGCTAATAATGCTGGTCTGTCTGTAATGCAGTTTAATGAGCTTGGTGTTCAGAGAAAAGGGATTCAAACAGTTGACTTAATACCAGTTGGTGCAAGTGCACTTACTGCAAAAATGACAATTGATTGGGATTCATTAAGCGATGGCTTGCTACTTAACAATGCAAATAGTGCATTAAAGATCAACCCAACAGCTAAGAACTTAGCATTAGCTCGTGAAATTGCAGATGCAAATACATCTGCTATTGCTCAGATCTCTACGCAGTCAAGTTCAACTTTCTTAGCTACAAAACCGTATAGAATTGCAGTTGCAGGCTCATCAATCACTTGGGGTCAGGGTTATTTGGGTCAGCAAAGTTTTGTTGGTATCATTGAACAAAATTTTCGAACTAAATATGCAAGTACATTACATGCTAAAGATGTTGCTCAAACAGCAACTACCCTGACAGGTGAAAATTGGTATTTAGGTCAAGCTAAGCGTATTTCAGGTGTTAATAGTTTTACTGAATTCACACTAAGTGGTGATGAGCTATCAATCTCAATCGGTCGTGAGCGTGGTAATGCAGGCGCAGCAAATATTGAAGTGTATGTAGATGATGTTCTCTATGACACTTTCAGCACATTAAATACATTACCCTTTGGTACTCGTTCAAAATCATTCACAGGTAATGGTGCTGATCTCAAATTTGATCTAGAAGAATGCTTTACATATGGTCACGCTGTAACAGTAGATGGTGTCGCTAAGACGGGTAGTTTGAATGTGCAAGGTGCGGGTGGAACTATTCCCGCATCAGATGATTACATGGTTACTAGAAAGTACAACAGCACTTTAAACAAAGTGACTCATCAAATCTGGTTTAAAGTCGCACCAACTGGAAATATTAACATTAATTACAACTACGGTGAAAGCATTTCGCATATGCGTGGAACGCTTGGGAATGTTGCAGTTGGATTCACTTCAAATTTAGAAAGTGCATATGGGGATGGATCAGTATCATTTGATACGACATTGCCTGCTTCTGTATCAAGTGGCATTGGATTTAGACAATCAGATAGTCGTGCTGTAGTGACATACAAGTTTGACGATATTAAATCTCGCAAATTTAAGTTGCTTGTTAAAAGTTTAGCTACTGGTGCAACTGGATCAACTCCATATCTTGATTTGAATTTTGTCACTAACCGTATGCATCATATTATGAATGCTGGTATTGGCGGTTGGATGGCTGATTACTTTATTGATCATGCTATTAAGTTAAATACGATTAGTGAAGTCATTAACTTTAATCCTGACATTGTTTTGTTGGAGTCATGCACGAATGATGACTGGCAAACATTTGTAGCAAAAGCGACTATGACACGATCGGGTTTGACGAATGCTCAAATCCTTGCAGATAGCTCAAGTAATTACTTCACAACGATTACAGGCACTTCTGACAATAAGACGGTTACAGATACAAGGCTTCCAATCATTGCAATAACTGAAAGCACTATTCAGCTTGCATCAAGCATCACAGATACAGGTATTGCAGTAGGTGATGTTGTAACTATCGGTAATTATGGTGGCAAAGTAAGTCGTGTTGCTGTTCGCATGATTAAATCGTACAACAGTGCTACTAATACAATCACCCTAAATCGAACAATCTCTGCATCTGATTTCTATCAGTGCAATACGTTGTCAGATCTTGTTGGTGAACATGTAATTATTACAAATGCACCGACATGGGCATCTCAAGTCAAAACATTGTGTGACACTGTTTGGTCTGCTTTACCTGATTGTAAATTTGCAATCGGCACAAGTGGTATCCCAAATTACTATCATCGTCGTTTATTTGGCTACCGTGAGCTCGGTCAAAAGATCGCAAAAGATTACAACATCACTTTTGTTGATTTCTATAATGCGACTCGCTTGTATCAACACACACAAACCATGACAACTCATCAAACAATAACGAGCACTGGGGCAAGTTCTTATGCTGTCAGTGGCACGGCATATGTATTGGGAGACTGGATTGTTACAGTCGATGGTGTTGAACACAAGAAATGCCGTATTACTGGCGGTTTATCAATGCACTGGGCAAGTGGGATTACCGACCCAACATTAAGTAATGATTCAACCTTATTTAAGCCTTATCAGTTGGTTTTTGATGCCAATGTTCCAGCAAATGGCGCATCCATTGTAATTAAAAAGTCTTCTAAGCTTTGGTCAGCAGACTACTGTCATCCCAACAATCCAAATGGATTATTGGTGTTTGGTCAGGCTGCATCGAAGATATTAAAAGATGTTAATTAAAAATTAATATTTTCTATTCTAATCCCTGCCTTCGGGTGGGGATTTTTTACGTCTATTGTTTTTATTCATATTTCGATTTCACAATAAGCATAATTCAATATCGAAATAACAATTTTACGTTTATGAAAATTCAATATTTCACAATTGAAAAATGTCTAATAGGAATAGAATAGTTTTTAAATATTTCTTTTATAGGGGAATTGACAAACAAAAAACACAAGACTAAACTTCACACCTGTTGTTGGTTGTAGGGAAAACATAATGATTAAAATTTTAAATCCATCAGTAGTTAAGATTGTTGGTAGCATTGCGAGTGTTCTATTACGTCACTTAAAGTATTGGAAAGATTCATCAGGAAGAGAAGTTGTATATCGTACAAACACACAACTTGTAGAAGATTTAGAAGGGATGTTTTCAGCATCTCAGATTCAACGTGCTAAAAAGAAACTTATTGAAAATGGATTAATTGAAATCACTTATGGGAAAGGATACGACAGAACAACACATTATTCTTTAACTAAGAAAGCAATTGATTTATTAGATAGCTCTAAAAGCTCTTCAGAAGCTTCTGGTGACACGAAAGTAAATACAGGCACTACCGTACCAAGTAAACCTAAAAGTAAGGAACAGCATGGTAAAAAGATGCCTAAATCGAATGTTTCACAAGCCATGAAAGAAAGTTTTGATAAACAAGGTAAGGAACGTTCAAATGTTGTGAAGGGTGTTCCTGATGCACTTAAACACTTATTGAAGAACAAAGAAGAAGATATTCATGAAGAGGAAGATGAAGTAACACAACAAGATTATGATGAATGTGATATTGCTATGTTAAATTCATTGAATAATTCAAATAGTTTGAATATCCCTGTAGAGTATCATCAAGATGATTTGACAGAAAACAAGTTGACAAGTGGTCAATTATTAGGTAGTCTTAGTTCTGTATATAAATCAGGTGTGTCAGAAGCTAGAGAGAGAATCTATCAGATGTCACAATTACAAAATGGTTATTTGGAGGATTATTAATGAGAAATAGATCATTTTCTTCTTTTGAAGAAGCAAAAGAATTTGCAATTAATAACAGTATTATTGCAGGAATGTGTGAATACTTTATTTATCAAAATGATTATGGTGATTGGGAAGTTAAATTTTATTTTGATTGAGGATTAATAATGCAAGGTTTAAAGTTCGTTGTAGTTTCACGTAAAGCTAAATGTAGGGAATGCCAATCAGAACTTCCTGTTGGAACAAAGACAGCTATTATTGGTTCTCACACTAATCAATATAGATATTGTTTAAGTTGTTTTGCTTTTGATATTGAGCAACATTGTTATATTATAATTAATGATGGTGAATTGATTTTGGAGTAAGTTATGAAAGTTAATGATATTGTTTATTATGTTCCTTCCGATTCTAGACATGGTTCTGGAAAGTTAGTTGATGTTGTAAAAGTTGGAAGAAAATACTTCTATATTAGTGTTTCTTTTAATGAACTAAAGTGTATTGAAAATAGTCATAACGGTTATTGTTTGGGTAGTGTGGATGAATGGCCTTATGGTACAATTTACAAAACAGAACAGGACTATTTGGAATTTTTAGAGTGGAAAGATTTTGAAATTAATATGTCTTATAAATTAACAAGAGAGCAAAAGTTTAAAATCTTAAAAGTCGTAAAAGGTGAATTATGAAAAACAACATTGATGTATTATCATTGAAAGAAATGATGCAAAGCAAGAGAAGCACAGGAAGAACTAGACGTATGGTGTTTGAAGCAGCTCGTCTAGTATTTTTGGAAGGAAGAACAGTAGTTATTGTTGCTAAAACAAATCAGAGTGTTCGTGAGATTGAATTCATTGTTAAGAAATATTTTAATCATGATATCTCTACAAA